ATCGTAACGGGCATCATGGGCCTTCAACCACGCCCTCGCTCTTTTCCGTGAACTATCGGCTTCCTCCGCGAAGATCGCGTCCCAACGCGCAAGCGCCGCTCCGATGTCCATTACATCGTCTGTCATTGAAAGCTCGGATCGCTGTCGTTGCCGCCGTCGGCCCCGGCCATGCCGCGCAACATCTCATAGATTTGCCGCGTCACGGTCGCGTCGGGCCTCGAGCACACCCGGCGGCCAAGCCGCATGCGATGGCGCGAAACCGTCTCAATGGCGTCCGCCAGGGCCGCATCGAGCAATCGCTGGCGCTCCTCCTCCTCGGTCGGCTCGTAGCGCTTGGGCGCTGGCGGTGGCTCGAGCGCCACGGCGACGGCCTGGCGGCCGAGCTCGATGGCCGCCTCCTCGAGCTCGTTGACGCTGATGTTGCGCATCGCGTCGCGAAGGCGATCGGCGGCGGGCCGTTCGTTCATAGTCCGTACTCCCTTGCAATGCGCGGCTTGCCGGCGGCGACCAGCGGGTGCTTGGCCTCGCGCCGCTTGGCCTCGCCGATGTCGCCCTTGTCGTCTTTGGTTTTCGCCGGATGGCAGATGGCGACGCAGAGCAATTGGCCGTCGGCCGGGGTGAGCTTGCGCTGCAGATCCACGGCCGGCCGCATGCCCTCGGCCAGGATATGGTCGATCTGATAGTCGGCGCGCTTCGGGCACCACCGGCCGCAGCGCTCGCAGTGGACGCGCCCACTGCTATCGGTGGCGCGGCCGCGGATGGCGATGCGATCGTCCTGGGTGAACTCACGGCGCTTGCGGTTCATGCTACTCTCGCCGGTTGGGCGTCGAAGTCGACGCCGCGCTTCACGCCCTCGGCAAAGAGGAGCTCGATCAAATTCGACATTTCGCCGATGTCGAGCTCACTGCTCCGGTAGCCGAGCCCGACGATCTCGCCGTCGAAGCCGGGAACCCATTCCATCTCTTTGCCCAAGGCATGCATGCCGATGCACTTCCAAGTCTCCTCGTCGTACTTTCGGCCGTTGTGCTCGACCTGGTCGGCGAACAGGCTGAGCAAGCGCCACATCATCCGGTTTTGCGCGAGCGTCCTGACCGGGCCCAGCAGCGTGAGCCTCGAGTAGATCTGCGCGGCCTCGACCGCGCCCACGAGCTCGCGGCGGTTGGCCGTGGTGATGAGGCGGGAGATCCTCATTGCCGTCCCTGGCACTCCGGCGGGAAGGTGACGCCCTCGCCGCGCTTCCATTCGAAGCAGCAATCGTCGTCGCCATCGGTGATGATCACGCGCTCGACCATGCCGAGCTTCGAAGCGACGTTATGGGTGTAGTGATGCGCGGCTTTGACCGCCTCTTCGGCCGGGACGAGCTCGCGTACCTGCTCATACGAGCCGTCGGCAAAGAACTGATAGACTGAGAACCTCTCCATCACGCCGCCACCGGGTAGCGCTCCTCGAGCGCCAAGAGCTTGCCGCCGAGCTCAGAGAGAAAGTCGCGCGCCTCGGCCTCCATTCTGGCGATTTCGTCGTCGTCGCGCATGACCCGCTTGACAAAGTACTGCAGGCCGTCAGGAAAGCGCGGATCGTAGGAGACAAAGTCCCACCAGGCGCGCTGAGCGCATGCCATGTTCCACTGGATCTGCGCCAGATGATCCTCGGGCACGGCGTCGGCGAGGAGCGTCTGCAGGTGGACCGAGCTGGTCGGGCACTTGATCTCGAGGCCGCCCTCGTCACCGACCAGGCTATCGGGCGAAGCGTGCGCGCCCTCGATTGTCGGGTGCGGGATCGGCCCGACTTTCACCACCGCAAGGTTGGTCAAAAAAGCGTAAGAGGCGACCGCCTCGTCCTCATGCTGCGCGCCCCACCAGAGCGCATTGACGCGCTTCGCCGGCACGCCGGTCAGCCGCTCGGCGGCGAGCTCATACATGAGGTCAAGAGCGGCCTTGGTGCGGTCGCCCGAGCGCTTGAGGTGGGAGAGGGCCTCGCCGATCTTGGACGCGCCGAGCGAGCCGCAGCGCGCCTGCAGGAAAGCCTCGCGGTCGTCGTCAGTCATTTTTCAGCTCGGCCAGTTTATCCTCCATGGGTTCATCATCGAGCCGGAAGCGCACCGCTTTGTTGTGGCGTTTGTAGAAGACAGCTGCGGCGCAGGGCTGGCACATTCCAGTTTTGCCCGATCTCCTGTATTTGAGGGAACGCGTTTTGCCGCAACGCGGGCAGACCAGACCGATCGGCTCGCGGAGGAGAGTGCTCATGGCGTCGCCGCCTTCTTAGCCGTCCTCCGCTTCTTCTCGTTCAAGAGCGCAACGCCGCGCTTAAACTGCTTGACTGTCATGTCGGAAAAGCCGGTCGCGCCGAGCGTGTCGAAAAAGATCGCCAGATCACTCTTTGTCTCCTCGAGGAGCTGCTGCATCTGGATCAGCTGCTCGCCGTCGATCAGCGCTGCGCCCGCAGCTTTGCCGTCGTCGTCGGCGTCCTGAGGCGCATGGGAGACGATCGGCAGCACCGCCATGAGGGCGTAGCGGCGGCCATAGGTGAGCGAGCTGCCGACCGCCTGAACGTTGTTCTTGGATCCGGAGCTGTCGTGCTGCAGCGGCGGCGTCGTGGCGCGCTCGGCGTGGCCTTGGCGGTGGCGCAGGATCGCCGTCGTGATCAGGCGACCGTCGGTCGTGGTGTCGTGTTCGAAGCGCAGCGAGAAGCCATGCTTGTGCAGCGGCTCGCGCAGCGCCTCGAGGATGTCGTCAAGGGTCGCGTAGGGCGTTTTCTGGATCGGCTCCGCGCCTTCCGGAACGCCACCTGGCTTCTCTCGGTCAGCCTTGGAATAGACGATGATGCGGCCCTTGCGGTCGATCGTGGGCAGGGCGGGCTGCAGCTCGTTGAACGCCTCGGCGAAGGCGATCGAGGCGCGGTCGGCCTCGACCTCCTTTTTCATCGCCATCAAGCCCTGTAGCTTGGCCAGGTCGACACTCGGATCGCGCGCCGCGCGCTCGATCATCGCGAGGTAGGGATCGGGCGTCCCGGAGGATGGAGCAAGGGGGTTGCGCTCCCCCTCCGGGACTGGCGGCGACGTCGTGCGGACGGCGTCCTCCGCCACAATTGCGGTCGGCTGGGTCATCACCCAGCTTCCCTACTTGGTACATAGATGTCAATGAAACAGCGCGTGGCGAAAAAATATTTTGTGCACGGCCTGTGGATTACTTGGCGTCGTCGCGGGCGAGATAGGCCCTCACCAAGTTGCCAATACGCCGCCGTTCTTCCGGCGTCTCACCGGCCACAATGGCATCGAGCGAGGGCGCGTGGGGGGGTGAGAAGAATTGCGCCGGTTGGATGCGGAGCGCACGCATGAGCTTGAATTGCATCTCCAAGTGGATGCGCCGATCGCCTGTTTCATAACGAGAAATCACGCTCGCGGCCGTGCCGACCATTTTGGCTAGATCGCCTTGCAGCAGGCCGCGGTGCTCGCGCCATTCCTTGAGATAGTGGCGAAATGGTGCGTCGTGGGAAGTTGCCATATTGGAAACTTACCACACTTCACCGAGCCCGCAAGGCGTATTCCGCGCCATTTCTGTTGAGGCGTGGGCGCCCCTTGCGGTCAAATACCAGATGGGCAAATACTGCGCCCCATGGCCAAAAAAAGCAGCGAACCCGTCCAACGCTTTCAGCTCATTCGAGCGCGGGAGCGGCTGGGCCTGACCGTGGCCGAGCTGGCGAAAAAGCTCGGCGTGGCGAAGCCGACCGTCTACCGCATCGAGGCGGGCATCAGCCACCCGTCGCTGGCGCTCATGCAGAAATGGGTGGCGGAGCTCGGACCAGGCGCCAGCATGGAGCTATTCTGGACGAAGTCCGCCAAACCGAGGCACGTCCTGGGCCATTTACCGCGCGCCGCAGCGGAGTGACGCCATGCGGCACTGGCGCAGACAGCCGAAGCTTGCGCCTATTGAACGCGAACAGCAGCGCGCCGTCATGGAGCATTGGGAGTGGCTGCGTAAGCCCAACACCCTGCTGGCCGCGATCCCCAACGCCGGCGCGCTCGGCCAGCCCGGCCTGACGCCAGGCCTCGCCGACCTGGTGGCGCTGGGCCCGCATCTTCCGGGCGGCATGCCGGTCGGTTTCATCGAGCTCAAGCGCCATGAGCGCTCGGTGATTTCCGATGCTCAAATCAAATTCGCCGAGCTCTGTCACCGGCTCGGCGTGCCGCACGCGTTTGCGTTTGGCCGCGACGACGCCGTCCGCGTCCTCGAAGCCTGGGGGCTGGTGAGAAAGGCCTTGGTATGAACGAGCGAGCCCCCCACCGCGCTGTAGCAGCCGACGCTGTCGGCGCCCTGATGGAGAGCGAGGGCTTGACCTTCCCCGAGGCGGTTATGCGGCTGGCAAACGGAGGCGCGAAACAAATGGACAAGAAGGTGGAAGCCGTGCGGACGCATCCGGCAGCTGAGGCCTACCGGCTGATGGAGGCGGGCGAACTCGAGGAGCTGGCTGCGTCGATCAAGGCGCATGGACTGCGCGACCCTATCACGGTCGGCATCATTGGCGGCGAGCGTTGGATCGTTGATGGACGCAATCGCGAGAGGGCGTGTGAGATCACGGGCGTCCAGGCTGAATATGAGATGATCGAATTCAGGGATGAGGATGCGCTACGCGCCTTTGTCGCTGATCGCAATGAGCGGCGCAATATCACGTCCGGCCAGAAAGCAATGGCCCACGCGATGTTATTCCCCGAGGCGAAGCACACTGGGCGTGGAAATAAAATGTCAGGAAAACCTGACAATTTAGGCACAGGCCATTGGAAGAATCTTGTCTCGCAAGCCCGCGCCGTGCTGGCGCATTCGGAGCCAATGGCCATTCGCGTGCGCGATGGATTCCCGCTCAGCGAGGCGTTTGAGCAGGCCAAGGCAGAACGCGCAGCCGCTCTGAGCGATGAAGCTCGCAAGGAGCGGCTGCGCGACCAGGGGCCCGATCTGCTGAGCTTGGTCGAAGAGGGCCGCATGACGATCGCCGAAGCGATCGCCGCCCTCGTGCAGCGGCAGGCGGAAGCTGAAGCCGTCGAGCGTAGCAAGCGCGATACTTTCATTCGGCTGGTCGAGGGGGCCTATCGATCCCTGCCCGCATTCGCGAATGAAGAATTTGTCGCCGGGTTTCGACAACGACTTGCCGACGAACCGTTCCGGCGCACTGTCCTTGATCGCTTGTTGATCGACAAAGAGCCGAGCCAACTCGAAGCCGACATTCATGACGGCTCAGTCGCCTTCGCTCTCCTGGTTACCGAAGCGTTGAACCCGAGCAAAAAGGGGGATCGCTCATGAGCATGACTACGCCGATCACCGAAACATTGCGCGATCTGCTCACCGCCGAAAAGCTTCGTTACCTCGACGGCGGCAGGGAAATGGGCGGCACGGCTCAGGGTTTCCGTGATTATGTCCGCGAACAGATTCGGCGCGAGCCGCTCAAGTACACTTCATTGGCGATCGACGCAGTCATGGAGGCGACGACGCGAAATTGGGAGCGTTCGCCGCGCAAACATGGAGCGGATCTCTTTGCGATCGGCGGGCAGACGATTGCCGAGGCTTTGACGAGACGATCACCCGGCGCCGTCGGCGACGATCCGGACGATGAAGAGG